TCTTACACATGGGACCATTCTTGGGTCCATACAACCACTCTGCAAACGCAGTCTGGTCTCCGGGTATCTTAGTCACTGGATTCGAAATAAACTGACGAGCGAGACCGTTACGCTGATATTTGGGTAAAGGAGACCTAGAACGCCCAGAATCGTAGGAAACCGTCGCACCCGCATTAGGTTTCACGGTAGCGTAGTAGCATGCCTCTAATCGGTTGGGTGCGTCCACGTAGTCCGACATGAGAACGTTACCCATTGGGTTATCTTGGGTGGGCCTTTGACACTTTTGACCACACACAGTCTTCATACCGTACCCCTCCTTGACCATCTTCGACTTGTAAAGAACGTACACTACCGATAATACCGTCGCCCCTAGGACAAATACCCTTGGGTCACGACGGGTGAGGTAGAGAATACAGGTTGTATAAATCACAAAACGAGAGGTTGCGTTTACTCTATCTTCTGGGGTTTGTTCACCTGTTGGCCAAAATTCAGAAACCTTATCGACATTCAAAAGTTCTTGGGGTTCGTCAAACCAAGCCTTCATTTAGTATAGGCGAAGGTTTATTTTTTTGGGAGACCACCAAGCATTCCACCCATCATCTTCATCAGCGCATCCTGGTCAATACCACCATCTCCATCCTGCATCTTGTCGGCACATTCCTTGGCGATACCCTCAATCATAGAAAGTGTGTCTTCTGGAATAGAAGTAATCGTGGTACCAAGCATGTACAATGTCTGTAGATACTGCCATGTCACGTCACGTGTGTTTGTAGTCATGCGTTCCCAGTATCCCTTAATGTTCAGATCCTTTAGGAAATCGATAGTCTCAATCTCCGTAAGTAGGAAGGTCTCATCCTTTGTGGAAATCTTATCCGCATAGGGAGATACCCCCTTCATAAAAGCATCCACGACGAGGCGCGGGTTGGTGCTCTTGAGTAAATCAAAAGAAGTTAACATCTTCTTGATGCCCTTTTCATCTGGAAAAGTCTTGTGCAATTCCACAAGAAATTGACTCATCATATCGTTAAACGCAGTAACGGACGCCATTTCTTATTTTGGGGGTGTAATCTTTAAGTTTAGAAAGGGTCACTGGAAATAGCTTCCTTCTTACCAAGTCCCTGTGAAACTATAAAGAACACGAGAATCGCATTGAGGACAGCGGGCTTCGTGTACTTGTTAAGTTCCAACTTACCTTCATTATTGAGAGTTGCCTTGAGGTGAATGTAAGCAGCGGTGATACCACCAGCTATGAGACCAGCAGTCATCGGGTCACGTAAATAGTCGGAGAGTTCCATTTAATTATACCTGGGATTTTTTGTACGCCTCTCGGGTGCATCACCAAATAGGACACCTTCATCTTCACCCTGGGGTTCCTGCTCTGGTTCTGGAACCGAAACATTCGTAATAGTCTTGAACTCATTTTCGAGTCCTGTGGGGGGGAGCTCCGCACCCGTCTCCTGTGCGGTAAAGTCACCCATCGGGGGCTCCTCGTCGCCCATTGGGGGCTCCTCACCCCCCATTGGGGGCTCCTCGCCGCCCATTGGGGGTGCCTCTGGTTCAGACGCCCCGAATGGTTCCGCTTCATCGAATTCTGGGTCTGGGGTGTCCTCAACATCTCCATCCAGATCGATGTCTCTGGAATCTTGGCCCATGTAGGTCTGGAGAATCTGTTGTACGGGGATTAATTCCTTCACCGTGGCTTCGATGCACACACAAAATCGGAGAGATAACTTCTCATCCCGGGTATATTCACTCTGTTCATCGTGGAAAATGTAGGGATCCCTATAGAGGTCCTTTGCGACATTATTGTAGCAGGTCTGAATGAACACCTCATCTGTTGGGAGCTTGAGGGCAATCTTCTTGTTGTCCGACTTGAGGCGGACGGCGGAGAGAATTTTAGTACACGCGACGAAAACGGCGGCGAGGAGGTCACTAAACCAAGCACACCGATTCGCGATGTTGTCAGAATGCTGCTTAGACATCGCGTTGGACCAGTTTGGAACCTCCTTAAGGAGCTTCTGGTACATCACGAGAACCTTCCTCCCCTTGGACATGGTGACAGCCTCGTTGTACATATCCTGGAAAACTTCAATCATAGCTGGGCACATAATGAGACAGAGCTGTCCCATGTACTCCTTCTTGGCTTCTACGAGTACATTCAAATTATCCATTTATGATTAAAGGGGTTTTTAAAATCACTTTTTCCTACGCACCTCCCCGCCTGTATTGATTCGCCATCTTCTTGAGGTTCATTAAATTTGGGAAATCACCTTCATCCTCACTTTCTTTCTTCTCTAGTTTCTTCTTGGTGATTATCCAACTCACGTAGATGTCGTATTCACTCACCAGACGAACCGTGAATCCACCCAAGTGAAATTGTCTGGCGATGTACTTCGCCGCCGCAGCCCTATCAAACACGGGATACCCAATCAAAAAATGGGGGATAGTCATGAAAAGTTGTTTGTGACCAAGTTCAACAGATTGTTTAATTTTAGCTGAAAATTGTTCGTATATCTTTGTATAAATTTCCTTTTTGATTTTCTTTTTCTTTTCATCGATTTTCACAACATCGTTGATGCTAATCATTACAATTACTGTAACTTATTTTTTACAGAATCCAACTCACTCTTGGTTGGTGCAGCCTTCTCTTTGACGAGGTTATACTCAATAAATTCCTTACCCTCTGTGTCGTTTACAAATGGTCCCACATTTGTAGGAACCTGGACACCCATAGGCTGGGAACGGAGAGAAAGAAGTGTCGGTGGCTTGTTGCCAACCACCTCGAAGGATGCAACCGTAGAGAAACCAAATGAGAATCCACCATTTTTTACAACCATGAACATACATTCATATATAGTACCCTTATCACTGTCTTCGCCTGTGTATACATATTTCTTGATCGCAGTGGTTTCGATTATATAGGTATTCGCCCCTGTACGTTTGGAGATCTCTTTATTTGCCCGAAGAACAAACTCCTGCATCATATCATTGTCAATATTCGCCTCGGATTCATCATAGTCGGAAAGGTCTGGTCTGGGATCATCCAACTTGATATTTCCAATTGGTTTGGTGTACCCAGCGAACCCGAACATTTCCCGCTTGGACATCAGGATAAAAAATAACACAACCAGTGGAAGTATATAAATATATTTCATCTTTACTATAATGCGTTAATATTTTTTTAGAAAATACAATCTATATAATATATGTCTCTGCTGATATACAGTCCGAGGTGTAAACATTCAATGGATGTAATAGAGTACATTAACAAACATCAACAATTGAAACAACTTGTACATTATCATAATATAAACACACAGGGTATACCACCAAACTATAAGACCAAGATAAACCGTGTCCCCACGATGCTCACGAAAAATGGTAAAATCCTCGTGGGTAACGAAATAAAAAATTGGTTGGATTCACTTCTACCTGCACGTGAGGTAACTTCTGGTGGTCTGGGTGGTATGGGATGCTCAATGTCTTCAATCGATGGGGGAGCTGAGTCAGACTTGTTTATGTTGGACGATTATGGAAAATCACTTCAGCCAGCTATGACCAAGGAACTTGAAGAGAAAATCAGTAGGGATGTTTCAAAAGGTGATGTTTATACAGATTTAAAGATGTGACGCATGTAATTTATTAGATATGAAACTTGTCACCATTCAGGCATCAGCTTTTAAGTCAACCTTTGAGGTACTAAAGGACATACTGAACGATGTAAACATTTACTTTAAACCACAAGGGATGTATATTATCACTTTGGATACAGCGAGAACTTCTCTCATTGATATGTTTCTAGCTGCTGATAATTTCGAAGAGTATGAATGTACCCAAGACGAAATCATTGCAGGAATAAATATTTCAAACACTTTTAAACTTCTCAAAACAATTACAAATAATGATGTACTCAAAATTGAAATAAATTCAAAAGAATACATGGACATAGAAATTACCAGTGAAACTAAAAAGACTCAAACAAAATTTCAACTCAAATTACTGGACATAAATGAAAGTCGAATTGAAGTCCCCGAAGTTATGATGACCACCGTGACCACCCTCCCCTCTGTAGACTTTCAAAGATTGTGTCGTGATATGGGTAACATCGGTTCTGAAATAGAAATCAGACGTTCCGGTAAAGAAATTACACTTCAATGTGAAGGTGATTTTGCAAATCAAAAGACAACCATTAATTGTCAAGATGAAAGTCCTGACATTGTGGGTCTCTACAGTTTGAGATACCTGAATATCTTTACAAAGGCGACGAGTATGTGTGCGTCTGTGCAAATTATACAGGAAACTGGGAATAGGTTTTTAATT